TGATGCTCTTAACGCTGCTTGCAAGGTCATTCAAGATGCTCATGGTATTGATGATGGTGGCTACGCTGATTTGTTTTTTGACAATGATAATAGGGCAAAATTCATAAGCCTTTTTAGTGGTTATATTCAATTTGAACTTGATAAAAAACAGGATATTGATGATGAATATGGTGACAGCATTGGTATTGATCATGGCGACATGAGAAATAAATAGGGCAACCCTGTTTTAAAATGAAAGGATAGTGAAATATGAAAGGCATAAATATTAATTGCAAACATCAAGACTTTATAGGCCAGATTCTAAATGGTAATAAGGTTATTGAAACAAGAAATACTAATAGCCTTAAGCCATACATAGGAAAGCGGGTTGGCTTAATCCGTACTGGCCAAGGCAAAGCAACCTTAGAAGCATTAGCAACCATTCAAGGCTACATCATATACAAGAATAAATTCTCTTTCGACTTTGCATATGAGTATCATTTGATCGGCCTAAGTTCGCCTTATTACATCAAGCAAGATGGCGTTAAGTTTGGGTACTTGTTAACAGATATCGAAGCAATTAAGCCAAGGATTGTTACCAGCAGGGGTATAGTTTCAAGGGATATAGGCAACCCCTATTTTCAATAACCTAGGGGGCGAAATCCCTAGGCCAAAAAATTGTGCAACGAAAATATATTATTTTTTTTGAAAGGTTTAAAACATGGCGATTACATTAGAACAATTTAGCAAGTCTGCAATTCATACCGATAACATAGGTGAATACCTTAAGGGAATGGATTGCGATGGCATGAAAGGTATAGTTTATCCTTCAAGCGTTATCAATGGTGAAACGCATTATGTTTACATCGGTAAAGAAAACAATTTGTATTTTCTTGAATTGCTTAATGATGTTTATCATTCAAAAGATTTAAAGCCATTGGAAATCAGGCTATTAGAATTTGTTAATGAAGATCAAGAAATCATATCGATGTTAAAGAATAACCAATAAGACCCTGTTTTTTTATGCCCTTTGGAGCGTTTCCAGAGGGCCAAAAATTTAACTATTAGGAGAAATTATGATGAACATTCGTGACAAAGAATCTTGGTTTATCACCATCGAAACTATTGACGCAAAGTTTGTAAAAGTTAATTCAGAAATTGGTTATCCCTATGCTCGTGGATGCTACTTGGATAAGCGGGTTGAATGCGGGCCAAGAGGAGGTAAGGTTGTTTTGTGGAGAAGGGATAACCGCAGGGGAATTGGTTACCCTTATACCAATAATATTCCTGCTGGTGTTTGGCACAAAACCCAATACAACGCAATATATAGCAACCGCTAGACCCTGTTTTCAAACCATGTAGACCCTGTTTTTATATGAAAGGTTAGTCAAATGAAGATCATTGAAAATACTTTGGAAGTTATTACTAGCGTTTGGGAAGACCCCGGCGATTATCCCAACGCATTAGCAAGAGGCCCGCTTCCTTCTCACCTGTGCGTAGAAGACATCTCAGGTCACCTTCTGATTCAGATCGAGAAATCAGATAAAGAAAATGAAGATTTCGAGGATTGGAAACCCGAAGAGATCATGGAGTATATGATGGAAGACATTAACATTAGAGAACAGGGTGTTCTGATTACATCTTGGCAATTTTGCCCCAAGACACATCCAGATTCTAATGATGCTGCTGACCTTGATATATGGAAGATCATCCCATATAAATGGGATGCTGATAGATTTGAATTATAGTGACCCTGTTTTTCTTCAAGCTAAACCCTAACTTTTAGGGAAGCAAAAAGTTTTAATTCTTTTGAAAGGGAATTAACCATGACTACTTCTTCTATTTTATCTTCTAAATTCGCTGACAAAGGCGAACCCAATTACGATCCTAATCGCATCGTAACAATCAATTTAAAGGCATCAGAGGCTTATATTCTCAGGTTCATATCTGCTATCCTAGCTGATGAACGATGTACTGATGATGGTAGGACATCCATTATTAGTGGATGCAATGCCACTACACAGGATATGGCAAAAATTCATGGTAAAATATATTGCGATATTATGGGATGGAATCATTCGTATTTAGATTAATAGACCCCCTTTTGCTTCACCCCATAGACTAAACCTATGGGGTGAAAATATTACATATAAAAGTCACGCACACATATAAACAAGAAAGGTTTCCATGTTAAAGTCTACCCAGCCTAAAATGCTAACACCAAATGAAGTCAAGGTAATCAAAGCCCTGCTCAAGTATTCAAAGCCAACCAAAACAAAAAACTACCATGAATGCAACATTAGGCGGGCTTTTGTATCGCTTAAGATGCCAAGAGATTCATTCGCTGGTTCTATATCAGCATTAAAAAGGAAGGGTTTATATAACTATGTTATTTGGGAATCAAACCCAAACAAAAAGGGTTACAAGGATTACCCAGCCAAAAAAGTTCTTGTTTGGCATGAAGGAAATCCTGTTGGTTATTACAAGGTCAGGTCAGATATTGCATTAATCTTTTTCAACAAAAACTACTTAGACCATGTTATGATTGAGGAGGTAGGTTAAATTATGAACTATCTTTCCGTATGCTCAGGAATCGAAGCAGCATCAACTGCCTGGAAAAATTTAGGTTGGAATGCTGTTGGATTTTCAGAGATCGAGCCATTCCCTTCCGCTATTTTAAGCCATCATTACCCAACTGTAACCAACTATGGAGATATAAATGGACATTCAGAATGGAAGCTCCCGCCAATTGACATTCTGGTTGGAGGAACACCCTGTCAATCCTTCAGCATTGCAGGACTCAGGAAAGGACTCCAAGACCCAAGGGGAAACCTCATGCTTACCTATCTTAGAATCATTGAAAGTAGAAAACCTAGATGGATTGTGTGGGAAAATGTACCCGGTGTTTTGTCATCTAACGGAGGAAGGGATTTTGCTACCTTCGTCACAGCGTTGGGGAACATGGGGTATGGGTGGGCTTACAGAGTGTTGGACTCTCAATGGTTCGGAGTTCCCCAAAGACGGAAAAGAGTCTTTGTTATCGGACATCTTGGAAACAGGAATCTTGCCCCAGAGGTTTTATTTAAGTCAGAAAGCGTGTGCAGGGATTTTAAGAAGGGCAGAGAAAAGGGGAAAGGAATTACCAGATTTGTTGAAGATAGCTTTGGAGTCAGTAGCATTAAAAAACCCGAACACACAACAGTAGGTGCTTTATGTGCTGATTCTCACCCTGGCGCTTATTCTGGTCAGGATGCATACACAGGAAGGCTGATTGCAACAACTATTAACCCAACAGCTTATGCTTTTGACAGTATGTCATCTAATTCCATGAAGTCATCTAATCCAATTTCTGGATGCAACCAAGTAAATATTTCAAAAGCACTAGATACATCAAGAGGCTTAGACCCTACTTGCAATCAAGGTGGTATAGGAATAGTTCAAGTCAATTCATATGGCACAGATTTATATAATGGTGCGATTACTGGTGATATAGTAGTACCTTTAACAAGCAATGCAAATTCAACAGGTGCTGGCCCAACTGTAATGCAATTAAAAGCAGTAAGACGATTAACTCCTATTGAATGCGAAAGGCTTCAAGGTTTTCCTGACAAATATACAGAAATACCTTGGAGAGGGAAAACATCAGATCAATGCCCAGATGGGCCAAGATATAAAGCATTAGGAAATAGTATGACAGTACCTGTCATGCGTTGGATTGGAGAAAGGATAGCGGAAGTCGATTCCACTAGCAAATAGACCATGATTTAATGTATACTGTTAGCCTAAGAGGGTTCGTAAGACCCTCTTTTTTTTTGGCCCAAGGTATATATCATGGATGACAAAAACTTTTGGTCGTTTACCGATATTGCTGCTGACCTTGACCTTGCATATACAACAATCAGACGAAACATAGAAACATTCATCAAGCAAAAGAAGATGAAACCTTTAACCCGCATGAAAGCGGACAAAGGTCATTTTTGTTCTGTCATGGATAGCACCCAGTACAGTTTATTTCGTGAGCTAATGAAGGGCCGAGCATCAGTAAACAAAGAAGATGATGCGGTAAACGATAAGATTTCTGACGATGGATTCTTCTACCTAATACTTCTTGTACCTGAGTTCTCAAGCGGAAGAATAAAAGCTGGCTTTACATCCAGGTTGGATTCAAGATTTTCTGAACACTTGATGTCAGCACCAACGGCAAAGCTAATCTATTCAACTCCATGTCAGCGAGCATGGGAAACATTCCTGTTAGCTTATGTTCATTCTCATGGGGAAAAAATTAGATCGGAAGTGTTTGATGTTTTCAATACAAAGGATTTAATCAAAAACCTTAAGACCCTCTTTAAACAGGTGGGTAAACGAAAATGAATCACGGAAAAATTTGATCCCGAAACTAATTTCGTGATCATACGAAAATGGTCATAAAACAAGGCATTCGCCATGCGGTATTAGGATCATAAATCGTGAAGTTTACTATCATCAGTTAAAGCTGAATCATCATCAGTACCTTTAAGAAGTTCTGCTAACGCAATGTAAGCAGCAGCATCTTCAAGGGTATCTTGGTGATACCCCTGAGATAACCTAGCAAGCTTAAGCATTGCCATCATTACAGCAACTTCATAAGGCGATATCTCACGCTTTAAGAAGTTAGTCCACGCATCAGCAATACGCTTTAAATTAAGTTCTGGAGCATCGTATTGATTAGCTCGCTCAACAATGTGTTCAGTACACCTAGAAAAGAACTCACTAAGTAAATATCTATCCATTTTTCTTTCCTTTCAATTCCAATTTTTTTTTAATTGCTGATTCTAATGGAATCAAAAAGGTTTTGTTGTTTTTGTTTTCAAGCGGATTTTCATGCTGATCAATATGTTCAGCAATGACTGATGAATCATCCAGATCAATAACCCCATCCAGCTTGTTTCGCATTAGAAAATATCCAATACGAACCCTGTTTACACCAATAATTTTTGCTGCTTCTCTTGCAGTTACATATGTCTGATCGCCTACTTTAATTGCCATTTGAAACACCTTCCATTTCTCTTCTATTGTTGATTTGTTCTAATACTGCTGCTCTAATCTTTTCGTCAACCAATTCACGCTCTTTAGCTTTTTCTTGCTTCTTTAAAGTAGCAGCAAGTTTCTTTTCTTTTGCTGTTATCTTTCTGGTTTCTCTTCGCATCATCTTATCTAATACGGAAGACATGGGTACGAGAAAATGACTCTTGCTTTTTTTATGAAACTTTTCCAGTTCAACTGGATCTATTTCAATTCCAACAAGTTTAATCGCATCCATCAAAGGCTTCTGATCACTCATATCAATCACCCCACGGAATTCATTTCGGTAGAAATAATGAGCAATCAATCCAGCTTTAACACCCATAACTAACTGGGCCTCTGGGCTGGTTAAATACAATTCATCTCCAATAAATACTGGCATAACTATTCCCCTTTCTTTCTAACTAATTCTTCTGCGATTTCCAAAAGTTTAGAACTATTTGCCGATTGGAATTTCAGTATAGGATATAAACTCATAAGGATTACAATCCGCTCGTTAAGCTTTTGAGTCCATCTCCATCCACTTGCTTCAATTCCATTAACTGTCACGCTCACACCATCATAGATAGCCTGTTCACATCCCTTGGATGCCATCAACCCAGGAAACAAACCATCTACAATTTCTGCAACCTCTTCCAATAGGTCAGCGATACGCTTCTTGTTAAGCTCGTAAGGCTCGTTACTGTCAACTTTCCTGACAGACTTAGACCATTCACAGCAAGCCATACAAGCTGCGAAATTAATGTAGGAATCTGGCTTGCGTTTAGCTACTTCGGAATCCTCCCAAAGCACAGATAAATTAGCCAAAGCTTCGGAGGCAGCAGCAAACATCTCGTCAGGCATTATCTCCAAACCTGTGAGTTCTCTTGCGATAAAGCAAGCTCTTCTAGCACAGGTTTGAACCGCTGCAACTTTCGATATTTTGCTCATTTTACTGTCCTCTGGGCTTCCATTCCCCGAATCTTTATTAAAGAACATTATAACCTTTCCTTTCAGTTTTTGGTAAGCTCAATTGCCACATAAGATTCATCGTCATTTTTAAGCTTTTGACCCAATCTAATCGTAATAGATTTCACACAATCAGTATCATCTCCGAGCAAATACCCACAATGTTGGAGTTGATCAAGTATCGGCTTAATGCGGTTATCCAAATCAGATTTTCTCCAATTTTTTCCTGGGTACACCATAATCAGCACATCCACAGGAAACAAACAGGCTTCAATCTTATTTCGATCATCCACATGGTGAAGGTTTTCCTCCCTCCATTGGCGATACTTTTCACTAAGAATTACTCTGCCTTTATAATTCCTCCAGCAGCTATTAACTGATGGAGGAAGGGTAAAGAGGATTGGATCTACTGGCATATTATCTCCATGACCAAGCGGGTGCAGTAATCTTTGGAACAATTCCATAATACTCAGGAACAAAAGTACCAGTCTTATGAGCAGCAAGGTATTTCCTAATTGCCTCAAAGACTTGATTCTCTGCCCGATCCAAATCGCTCGAATCAAACTGGCAAATCATGCAAGAAGGATACTCATTTTTATCAACAATTATGTGATACACATCATTGATAGGGATTTGCATCGACCGCAAACAGAAGCGATACAAAGCCATCTGGCGAAGGTATCCGTTAAATACACATTCCTTTGCCCAATCCATTGGATCATAAGAACCAACTGTTTTTAGATCAACAAGAAGTCCACGCTCTGGGCAATACATATCAGGTATAAACTTGATTTGCAATGGTTGCCCATCAAATTCAATCGTTGTCAGGATTTCGCTTTCACGAATAATTGATGGCGAATTAAAATACTGTGAAGCAGAATTTTCTGCAATCGCAGCAATCATTTTGTTTGCCTGTTCAACATCATCATGGGTAATGATTTCAA